GAGACGCTTATCAAGTAGTTCTGAGGGTGGCTAAACAGTATTAATAAGGAGAAAATCAGATGGCTCAAGTTTCTTCCATAAGTCGCGTCGGGACAACGGAGCCATTTGAACTCCAAATATCTCGCGGACAAATACCTTTCCATAAAACTGTTTTTAAGTTTGGTTACAATGCTGCTGTTGGAGCCACCAAGGAAACTATTTGGGAACAAGGTGGTTTATACGCTTATCCTGCATCAGCCACAGTAATGACTGTATCAAGCAGTTCAACTGACGACACTGCCGCAGGGACTGGTGCAAGAACAGTAGAGGTTTTTGGCCTAGACGCCGATTACAACGAAATAAACGAAGTTGTCATATTGAATGGGCAAACAGCAGTTAATACCACAAAGTCTTACCTCCGTATAAATCGTGGCATTGTCCGCACTGCAGGTAGTGGTGGCGCAAACGCTGGAACACTTTACGCAGGAACAGGCACAGTGACCGCTGGAGTTCCAGCTAATATTTACCTGACCATAAATGGTGATGGCGACAACCAAACATTGATGGCTCTTTGGACAGTTCCCGCAGGATATACAGCGTTCCTTACAAAGATGTCTTTGTCCACAGGCACATCTACCAACACCAAAGCTCTTTTAAATGCTAGTCTTGTTGCTAGGCCATATGGGGAAGTGTTTCAAATAAAAGAAAGATTTACTCTTACAGATGGGGCGCACGAACAGTTTTATACTTTTCCATTAAGGTTCACAGAAAAAACAGACTTGGAAATGAGAGCGTTTTCTTCTTCAGGCTCAGTTGACTTCAATGTCTCCGCATCAATGGAATTTGTTTACATAAAAAATGATGGAGTGACATAATGGCTACTTCAGGAACAGTTGCGTTTCGACCAGATATTGAAGAGATAATCGCCGAAGCGTTTGAACGCTGTGGTATGGATTCTCAGGTATTGACCGGATACCAAGCTCTTGCAGCTCGCAGGAGTCTTAACCTTTTGTTCAGTGAATGGGCAAACAGGGGCATAAATTACTGGGCGGTACAAAATAACACATTGCCTTTGGTTAATGGGACGACAACTTACACATTACCAGTAGGAACAATCGATTTAATTGACGTAGTTGTGCGCCAAACCACCGGAGCGACTACGACTGATACTGTTGTTGAGCGGATCAGCATTGAGGAATACAACCAGTTGCCAGATAAAAGCTCTTCTGGGCTTCCGACGCAATATATGCTCAATAAACAGTACACACCGGTCATGTATTTATGGCAAGTGCCTGATAGTAGCAGTTACAGCCTCATTTATTGGTCGATTAACCAGCTCGAGGACGTAACCGCAAGTAATCAGGACGCAGATATACCTTATAGATGGTCAGATTGCATTTGTGCAGGGTTGGCAAGCAAGCTGGCGTTAAAATATCAGCCTGAAAGGTTCGCCGTATTGAATCAAGTGTACGAAAAAGCGTTTGAGTACGCTGCCGACACTGATAATGACGGTGTAACTATGAGAATCAGACCAACAGGTATGAATTTGTACTGAGATGGCTTCCGCTCGTAAAGCTAAAGGGAAAAAGTCAGTCGCTATAAGCGACATATCCGGCTTTAAAGTCCCGTATAAAGAACTCAAGACTACTTGGGAAGGCTTTCGAGTAGAACCGGAAGAGTACGATCCGAAACAGCCACAGCTAACCCCACCACGCAATGTTATCGACGCAACCGCGCTGTTTAAACCGCGTCCTGACACAGATCCTGAGAACGTAGAGATTTACATCGGTTATACATTTGACCCGTTCATCCCTATTCAACAAAGACCAGGAGTTGGAATTGGTTCTTTGGGTAGTGTTGGTTATGCTGGCAATGTCCGATATGACTACGTTTTCAATGTAACTGGGGTTTCGTCCACTGGTGCGATTGGGACTGTAACCATATCTGATAACGAAGATGTGGTGACTACAGGGGTGGCTGCAACCGGAGCAGTTGAAGGGTTTGGAATTACCGGAAACGGCAATGTGATGATCATCGCAACCGGAATCTCCGGTGTTGGAGCAGTTGGAACAACAGGTGTTGAGGTTCCGGGAACTGACGCAGTAGTCACAGGTGTAGCTGCAACTAGCGGAATTGGAACTGTAACCTTCTTCATAACCACAGATGTGTTCCCTGCCGGACAATCTGCAACTGGCGCGGTAGGAACTGAAGTTCCTGAAGGCGAGATTATTGAAACAGGTGTAGCTGCAACTGGAGCAACAGGAGTTGAAGTCCCAGAATCAGAAATAACTGAAACAGGCGTAGCTGCAACAGGGGCAATCGGAACTGAAACGATTAACGCTGACGCAGTCATAAGTGTGAGCGGAACGTCTGCGACTGGTGACACAGGGATTGAAGTCGGCGGAGCTGACGCAACAAATATCACAGGGGTTGCCGGAACAGGGGCAATCGGAACTGAGGATCCACAATCCAGCCCAGTACCTAGCGGAGTTTACGCAACTGGAAATATTGAAGGATTCGGTGTTACTGGAAACGGTAACGTACAGATATCCGCGACTGGGGTTGTTGGAGCCACAGCAGTTGGTAATGTCGGTCTCGAGGAAGCAACCTCAATTGTTAACGAGACCAACAACACTGGATGGGGTGAACAGAACTGGGGCGATGATGTTTGGGGCGGAACTCCGGAGATTGTTGCTTACGGCGATATCGGAACGGTTTCAGTAGACATATTCGTTGGTCCTAACCCAGTCACAGGCGTATCCTCAACAGTTAATTTGGGAACTCAGTCTGAGGAAGGCGAAATAACCGAAACAGGATTAGCTGCAACGGGTAACATTGGAACTATCTCATTGTTTGTAACGACAGACATATTCCCAAGTGGAGTGGCTGCAACTGGAGCAGTCGGATCAGAACAAGCATACGTTGATCCAGCATGGGGTCAGGGTACTTGGAGTGAAGGAGATTGGGGTGAATAAATGAATTACACGACTTTGGTAGCCAACATACAAAACTTCGTGGAAGATGATTCCACAGAGCTAGAGGCATCGATCCCTCAGATCATTGCTCAAGCCGAGGAGATGATTTTCCAAAGATTGCCTAATTTGCCTTGTTTCCGTAAGACCTCAACCGCATCGATGGTGGCTGGGACAGCGGATTACACATTGGCATCGGCAAGGATGATCAGGCAGCTCTCGATAACGAATTCAGGCAATGTGAGCTACTTGGATCATAGGATAGACTCATATTTGAGGGATTATTGGCCTAATTCTTCAACGCAAGGCACACCGATTATGTACAGTACCAAGACCGCCAGCACTTCTGGTATAACGGTTACGGTGGCTCCAACGCCAGACAGCACATATTCGTACACAATTGATTATATAGCACCAGAGACGGGGCTTTCTTCAGGAAACCCGAACACTTGGATCAGCGATAATGCTGAAGTTGTGTTGCTTTCAGCAAGTTTATATGAAACTTCCGCTTTTCTTAAGGCAGGAGAGACGCTAAACTTGTACAAGGCACAGTTCGATGAGGCTATTCAATTGTTCCAGCAGGAAATGAGTCGAAACTACAACGCAGAATACAACGGAGGTATTTAATCATGGCTATCACTCAAGCAATGTGTACCAGCTTCAAAGAAGATTTACTTCAAAAAGAGCAGGATTTAGACACAGATACTATTAAAATTGCGCTTTACACTTCTTCAGCCACGCTCGATGCGACCACAACCGCATACACTACAAGCAACGAGGTCGTTGGAACAGGCTATACGGCTGGTGGGGTAACGCTCACAGGCGCAACAATCGGTACAAGCAGCACAACCGCTTATGTGGATTTTAACGATCCAGAGTGGACAAGTGCATCTTTCACAGCTCGCGGAGCTTTAATTTATAACAGCACAGCTTCAAACCAATCAATCGCGGTGCTAGATTTCGGTGGTGACTTCACTGTTTCTTCCGGTACTTTTAGAATTGTGTTTCCAGCTGCTGGTGCAACCGCTATCATTAGATTAGATTAAGGGGTAAATAATGCCTAGTTCATACGTTAATAATCTCCGATTGGAGGAAATGGCTACCGGAGAAAAATCCGGAACTTGGGGGACCATAACCAACACCAATCTTGAGCTGATTGGCGAAGCATTGGGCTATGGCACTGAGGCGATAGCCACAGATGCGGACACAACCATCACTATGCAAGATGCAACAGCTGATGGAGTCCGCGCTCTTTATCTTAAAATTACTTCTGGTGTAAGTCTGACCGCGACCAGAACCGTTACGCTTGCTCCGAACACCGTCAGCAAGGTTTGGATTGTTGAAAACGCTACCACTGGTAGCCAATCAATAACCATATCTCAAGGCAGTGGGTCGAATGTGACCGTTCCGAGTGGCGCAGTTAAAATCATTTATACCGACGGGGCTGGGGCTGGCGCAGCAGTGACAGATGCATTGGTTGATGTTGACCTTGCGTCTTTCAGCATCGCTGGGACTGCGGTAACTTCAACAGCAGCAGAGATTAACATTCTTGATGGCGTAACTGCTTCAACCGCAGAGCTTAACTACAACGACATCACCACGCTCGGAACTGTTCAGGCATCCAAGACCGTAACTGCTGACGCAAACGGAGATGTTCTGTGGGGAGATAGTGATAAAGCATTATTTGGTGCTGGATCTGATCTCCAGATTTATCACGATGGAAGCGTAAGTTACATTGATGATACTGGAACTGGTCCATTAGTCATTAGAGCAAATCCCGGAATAGATTTGCAAAAGTATACTGGCGAATACATGGTTACTTGTGCAGCAGACGGCGTAGTAACTCTCTACTACGACAACGCAGCCAAACTCGCCACAGCATCAGGCGGAGTAACCGTTACTGGTACTGTGACTTGTGATGGCATGTCGATGGGTGATGCTGAGTATGCTTACTTTGGTGCATCTAACGATCTACAAGTTGGTCATACTGGCACATATTCTGTTGTTCAAGATAGCGGTACTGGCGGTCTTTATTTAGGAACAAACGGTACTGAAATTGGAATAATGAGCAATGGCGTAACTGAGTACATGATTCAAGCAGCACAAGACGGTGCAGTAACCTTGTACTATGATAACGCAGGAAAACTTGCAACAACATCAGGCGGTGTTGCTGTCACAGGTGACTTAACTGCAACCGGAAACATCACAGCGTATTTTTCAGATGATCGCCTCAAGACTAATCTTGGCAAGATCGAGAACGCACTAGAAAAAGTCGAGTCGCTCGAAGGATTCTACTACGAAGCAAATGAGACAGCACAAGCCCTTGGCTATAAAGCTGAACGCGAAGTCGGTATCTCTGCTCAGTCTGTTGAGAAGATCATGCCAGAAGTCGTAGCTCCTGCGCCAATCGACGAGCAATATTTAACAGTCCGTTACGAGCGTTTGGTTCCACTGCTAATCGAGTCGATCAAGGAACTCAGCGCAGAAGTTAAAGAACTACGAGCCAAAGTGAATGGGGAGTAAATAAATGGCTATTCCATCTTCCGGTGCTATATCTCTACAAACGATAGCCACTGAATTTGGTGGCTCTACGCCTCACTCTTTAAGTGAATATTATGCGGGTGGCGGTTTAGTCCCCGCTGGCACAAGTGGAACTTACGGGGCAGTGCCTAGTTCTGGAGCTATTTCTATTCAAAATTTTTACGGAACAACTGCCACAAGTTACATGTCTGCCACAGGTGGAACAATAACTACTGATGGCAACTATAAAGTTCACACATTTACTGGCAACGGCACTTTCACAGTTACAAATGCTGGTAGTGGACATGCCGAAGCTGGTCAGGTTGTTTACCTAATTATTGCTGGTGGCGGTAGTGGTGGTTGGGACTTAGGTGGTGGTGGCGGAGCTGGTGGTTACAGAACAGCCACAGCTTCAAGTGTTACCGCGCAAGCATATGCAGTCACAGTAGGTGCTGGTGGTGCTGGTGGTTATACCACAATGAACAATGGAAATAATTCTAGCTGGAACAGTATTACATCTACTGCTGGTGGTCGAAGTAATCTCGGTAATGAACCCGGACAAGCTGGTGGATCAGGTGGTGGTGGTGGATGTCGAGGTGGTTCTGGCGGAGCAGGAACTTCTGGTCAAGGTAACAACGGTGGTAGTTCTCTTGGTCCGTACCCAACTGGTGGTGGTGGCGGGGGTGGTGCTGGTGCTGTTGGTGGATCTGTGCCAAACGGAACACGTCCTGGTGGTAATGGTGGATCTGGTGCAGCCTCATCAATTACAGGTTCTTCCGTAACTCGGGCTGGTGGTGGCGGTGGTGGTTATGATCAATTTGGTGGTAACTCCAGTGGTGGTTCTGGTGGTGGTGGTTTCGGAACTGGAAACGGAAATACGCCGGGAAGCGGAACTGCAAACACCGGATCAGGTGGTGGTGGTGGCGGATACAACAGTAATACTTCTGGAAGTGGTGGCTCTGGTATCGTAATCCTTCGATACAGATTTCAAGCATAAGGTTTATATATGGCTCATTTTGCAAAGCTAGACGAAAACAATAATGTGATTGAGGTCAATGTGGTTGATAACTCTGATATCAATGATCTTCCGTTTCCAGAAAGTGAACCTGTTGGTATCGAGTTTTTAACTAACTGGAGTGGTGGCTATTCAAACTGGAAACAAACCAGTTACAACGGTAATTTCAGAGCTAATTATGCTGCGGTAGGTGGCATTTACGACCCAGAAAATGATGTTTTCATAAACCCACCTACATATCCAAGCTGGGTAACTATTGATACAGAGAGATGGTGTTATCAACCACCTACTCCAATGCCTGATGACGGCGGAGCATATTATTGGGATGAGTCAACTTTAAGTTGGAAAGATTGGAATTCTTAAATGAGTTCAAAAAGTGTAGATTATTGGACGATGCCCAATGTTTTTCCAGATGATGTTTGTGACGAAATAATAGAAAAGTTTGACAAACATGAGAAAGAAAAAGCATGTGTTTACGGTGATGATAATGAAAAAGTTTTAAATGAAAGTTATAGAGATGTTTCTTTGGTTAATTTATCACCTTACGAGCATCCAGCAACAACTATAATTGGCTTTGGTTTTAATGTTAACAATGATGCTTGGAAATTTAACGTAACAGAAGCTCTTCAGGCTGATTATTTAACTTATGAAAAAGATGGGTTGTATAAATCTCATGTGGATAGCCACAACATACCGGGTCTTGCTCTTCAGAGGAAAATAACTTTGATAGCGTTTTTAAATGATGATTTTGAAGGTGGTAAATTTTATCAGCAAATAACTTCTGAAAAGTTTTACCCACCACAACAAAAAGGTTCAGTCTTAGCATTTCCTAGTTATATTTTGCATGGCGTTGAGCCTGTTACTAGTGGCGTTCGTAAATCTATTGTTGCTTGGCTATCTGGTCCTTCGTTTAAATAATATGGCACAAGAAAATATCAGTCCTCAAGAATTTGGCGCATTGCAAGCAGACGTTAAGAACCTTGCACGAGAGATCAGTTTGCTACGCAAAGACATGGCGCAAGTGAACGCGGTGATCAATCAAAGCAGAGGTGGCATTTATGTTGTGATGTTCGTCGCAGGATTAATTGGTTCTGCGATCACATTAGGTATTAAAAAGTTGCTAGGGCTGTGATGACAGCCGAAGCGTTTTTAAAATTAAAAATACTGCCCCGATTAATGATGGCGATCATGACCGTTATGAGTTGGCGAGTGGTGGAATGGTTCATGACTTTGCCAGACCCAAGTCCTAGTCAAGCTGGGTTGGTATCGGTGGTGACAGGAGCGATGACTGGTGCTTTTGCGATTTGGATGAACC